GGGGACTACGCTTTCCGTCGTACCGTATAATTCGGTTACGAGCTTACACGTCGCACAAATGTTTGCCGTCAATATAACACGCTCCACAAATATCGACGTTCTTCATGCAATCAAGTGTAATTACATGGTCTTCACAATACTCACAATAAATGAGTATCATTCTTCCTCAACCTCGATATATTCTATCTTTTGTGGATCACAAGAATTCCGATACATATCGGTATTATCCATGGTCGCAGATACCCACGTCCATTTTCCATCTCGCTTTACTCGCCAGTATAATTTCGCCATGTATACACGGTGTATACACTGGCCTATAAATCTAACGCGGTTCCTACACCAGGACCGCCTGTCAAACCTTGGGCGAATCCTCGCCACATCGATCTCTGCACATTCTGTGCTTCTCGTTGAATAACAATGCCATATGCATTTACAATGGCACCAGATGTCACTGCAACTCCAAGTAAAACAGTTCCTAAACCTACTGCAACATAAGTATTAGGCCCACCCATACGGGCTAAATCGGGTCGCAAAGAATACGTCCCGCCGCCCTCAGTAGTATAATGGGTAGGTGCTATTCGAGGATTAATCACCCTCGTGAAATCTGTATATGGATTAAAAAACCCATATCCCATTTCTTCCTCTTTTTTTGCCAAGATGTTTGTGAATAATTCCAAAGCAATCATTCAACCCACTCCGTTCCACAGCTCTCACATACAAAATGTATAATCGGCTGTTTTGGGTTCTCATCATCAACAATGATGCCGTCAACGGCGGTCGAACC